CGGCTTTTTTGTTATCACAGGCTTTTTACCTTTTTCCTTTTTAACAGGTTCCGGTTTTTCATATTTGTGGTAATAATCCTCTGCCCATTCATATACAACCTGGTCTTCAACTGCAGCGGATCTGCCATTCGACTGCTTCCTGGCCTGTTCAACGATATAACTAAAGCACTTGTTCCAGGTCTTTCCCTCCTGCATCACATCTTCAGCAAGCCCCTGATCCTCTTCGCATCTTTTCATCAGGTAAGTAATGACCGGATCCGCAAAGTTCTTCTGAGTTGCTTTTTTCTTTTCTGCTTCCAGTTTTTCTCTAGCTTTCTGCTTTACTGGCTTTGCATTTTCAGCTTCTGCCGCTTCAACTTCTTCTTTTGTCGGAGCCGGAATCCCGGAAACAATATCAGCAAGAGAGGCTTTTCCCATCGGAACTGTATCCTCTTCCTTTGATTCATCGTCTTCCTGGGCCTCTAATTTGCCCTCTGCCGGTTTCTCTTCCTGCTCCCCTATTGTTTCACTGTCTGCAACCGTTTCCGCCTCTAAACGGTCAGTATCAGCTTCAAGTTCCTGTTTTAACTGTTCTGACATTTGTATTCTCCTTTCTCGAAATCAAAATAAAAAGTAATCTTCCCAGGGTTGCGTTCTTCAATCGGAGTTATCCATGAACCGCATATTTCTTTAAATATCTGAACCTGCCGTCTACAGTTCCATTCTTCCCTAAAATAAAACGGTGTGTACCAGAATTCCTGTTCTGGCTTTTCAACCGGCATCAGTGGATCTCCGCACACCGGATTGGATATCGTATTTGCAACAGCCACCCAGCCTGCGCACCCAAGAAGCGAAAGCTGTATGTAACACATCTGGGCAACTACCCTGTCTATGTCATTGGCAGTGAACAAAACCCGTGTCTGATAATTTATCTTTTTTCTGTGGAATATATTTGCCGCTGCTACAAGAGTTGCTCCTGCTCCACATGCCGGATCATTGACAGATATCCATTCCTGTTTTTCCAATGTCTGTACATTGTCATTGATTGTTATGCTTGCCATACATTCACAGACATTGTATGGTGTAAAAAACTGCCCTTTCCAGTGGTTCCCTAGCTCAAGGCTCATGTACAGTTTTCCAAGAAAGTCCTGATCTGGATTGCGTTCCAGTGCCTCAACCACAATCGCAAAGCATTTGGCCGGCTTCTCTACCCCACCAAGGCGTTTGATGCACTCTGCATATTCTTTCTCTCTTGCAGTGTGTCTCGGTTCCGTCTTATCCACCGAATTCGCCAGTGTGCAAGCCATTGCCGCCATCAGATCGGCCCACACCTGCCATGAACTCCGGCTGTAACATAGCTCTTGAAAAACTTTTATGAACTCTTTCTCCGTTCCTCGTATTTTCTCTATCTGCTCCATGCTGTCACCTCTTGAATCCGTGTTCTCGCATCAGCATATCTATATACTCCGGCGTTGCACGTTCTGGTTCTTCTGCTATCTGGTCCCGGTGCTGTTGTTCTATTGCCGCATTTTCGTGTGTGGTAAGCTGTGCAATATATTTATTTTTCGCTTCCAGAATACTCGGAGGAAGCTTTGCATCGTTCGTCTTGCGCTCGATCAGGCTTGAATATATCTTGAAGAAGTGTGCTCGGACAGCATCCTGGTTCTCATCAAGACATATTTCCCGGAAGCCAAGCCGCTTTACCGCCTCCCTGACTATCGGCGTCAGGCTTTCCAGTGCTTCTTCCTGCCTGTAATATCCATACTGGCTAATGGCTTTCTGCACTTCTCCCCAGGCCTCTCCCTGGTCTTTGAGGTGTGGAACTGTATATTCTGCACATTTCTCCCGTATCTCAGATATCTGCGGCGGGTATGTATGAGTGGCAAACAGTTCCATCAATGCTGTTTCGCAAAGTTTGTAATCCAGGTCCCCCAACATGCGGTACCACATCCTGATGCTGTATTGGTCTGGCATGACATTAAATGTTGGATAGGCACTTTTGATTGAAGCTCTGATAAAATCAAACTCTTGAGGTGTCACTTCAATCACCCATCCCTTCGCACCAGCCGGCCGTTGCCTCCATATACTGATTCGTTGACATGTTCTTTGTAGCTGCAGGTGCTTGCGGTGTTCTGGATGCCGGCATTGAATTCTGTGAACGTTCTAACCAACCAGTGATAAATCTCTTGATTCCTCTAGGTGTCTTACGATTACGAGGGTGACTGTCAAGCCATGCTGCCATTGATCTAAACTCCTGTTCAACATCCAGTGCCGGAAACAGTTCTCTCAGTGAATTGAGATAATCAAATGTCACATCATAATTTCCTGAGCCTGTAACCAGAGGAAGAGAGATGAACGTGTTCTGCTTGGAGTCTTTAAGCTCCAAGCTAATGTTTTTATTATCTTTCTCTTTATCTTTCTCTATCTCTTTCTCTATCTCTTTCTCTACGTCACCTATGCGTAACGATTCCGTCACTTCAATGTCACATTGTGACGCTTTTTTATCTCTTAATCGTCGCATTCTCTCAGCACTAGCGCTCTCAGAACCTGTCATTTTAGCGCATTCTGACAGGGAATATTCGGTTTCGTCAATCAACTGCATGAGGTCCTGCTGGATCAAAAACATAACCGTCACTCTGACATTTTCAACTTCTTCATCCAGATCCAGAGCAAGCTCGTCATAGAATGTTGCTTCTACTCCCTCGAAGTAAAGTCTTCCATCCTGCTTCATTGCAACAAGAAGCATTTTCAGGTAAATAATTGTGTAGGTGTCTCCTCCGGCAATCTTCCGAAGTTTTTTGATGGCCTTCTGACGGAAAAATCCGTCAGGAAGCTTTAACCAATAATATCTTTTCGCCATAAGTTCCTCCGCTTAGTAGATTACTTTTGAGCCATCATCTGTTTTAATTACTGTCACAGCCTGGCCGAATCTCGCTTTCATGGCATCGTCATGAGTGATTGCCATAATCTTCACATCGGAATACCGATCACGAATCGTCTCAAGGGCATCTACATAAGCCTGTGCGCCCTCATCATCAAGGAATGGTGGTTCATCAATAAAGAGCATTCCAAGCTGTATTCCTGCCGCTGTTGCCTTGATCTCGGACAGTGCAAGGATAACGGCAAGAGAAGCTTTTACCTTCTCGCCTCCGCTCTTGGAAGCATATGGAAGAGTTGTCTTGCCATATTCGTTGATCAGAACATCCAGCGTTGCCTTGTCTCCGTCCTTTCCTTTGACGGTGCGCTCCATCACAAATTCCACTCCCATCGTTCCACCAGTCATCTGGCCGAGAATATTGTTCGTAGTATCTGTGATATGAGGAATGATGTTCCTGATGATCTGGTGCGGAACTCCGTCCTGTGAAAATGCCTGTTTCAAAGCCTCGTAGCAATCAGCTTTCTCAGCTGCAACAGCAATACCTTTATTCAAAAGAGCTATTTCAGAACGCATTGCCTCAACATCTTCAACTCTCTGTGTCAGTACGCCTTTTTGAATCTGCGCTTTTTCAAGAGTTTCTTTTGTAGATTTTAATCTTCTCTCAACTTCTTCAAGAGCTTCACTGCCTTCAATATCTTTTCTTAATTCTTCCAGTTTTATTTCCGCTTCACGAAGATTGTTATGTAAAACAAGTTCGTTGGCATCTTCCTTGCTCCGTTCCTGATATAATTCAGTAAGTCTCTTATCAATATGCTGTTTTCTTTCTTCATACACCGGAAGTTCCTTTTCCTGGTCTGCAAAATGTGCTACCGAATTTCTTTTACATACAGCATCATCATGCTTAATAACGGAATCAGATAACGCAGCAACAATATCAGTTGCTTTCTGGGCCTTTATATTGAGCTCTAAGAGGATTTCTTCATACTGCCCTATCGTTTTACTGTTGGTGTTCTTTTCTGTCTCTAAACGGGCGATTTCAAGTTTCTTTTTCTCGGCATCCTTTTTCAAGTTTTCATATTTTACAAGTGCACGTGCTTTTCTTATCAAAAGTTCTAATCTTTCAGCATCATATCCGATAATACAAATTTCATCCTGTTTTTTGGATATTTCTTCGTCTCGTTTGATCCTCAATGCTGCTATTTCTTCCTCACATTTTTCCAGATGGTCTGCTTCTTCTGGTAAACTCTTTACATCATCGATTGCTTTTGCGAGAAACCTGCAGCTTGCTCTATCTATATCAGGGCAACCGGAATTCTTCATAAATTCCTCCTGCTGTCTTATCTCGGAAATTCTGTCCAAACGATATTTCCGCCTGTTCTCTGCTTCTGATATACGCTGAGAATACGTTGCTCTTATCTGTTGCAGTTCCTGCTCCGCAACAGAAGCCAGATGTCTTTTTTCCTGTAATTCCTCGCATTGCGTCCTCGCCTGAGCCAGCTCCGTCAGTTTTTCTTCCAAATTATCCGGAAGTTCTGCTTTAAGCTGTTCAATAAGATTCGCAATGTCGTTATTTCGACGCTTTGCATCGTTTATGATATTCTGGCAATTCTGGATGTCAGCATTATACCCAGCAAGATTTCTTTTTGCATTGTCATGATTAAGAACGTCTTTCTCCAGCTCTATAATCTGTTCGGACAACTGTTTATATTCGGCGGCTTTTTCTCTGACCTCATTCGCTGATTCCAATGCGGCATTACAGTTTTCTAAAATCTGCGTCTTACTTGAGATTTCATCTGAAATGGATCTGCGTCTCTTATGACAATCATCCAATTCTTCCGAAGCTTTGCGGCACTCCTGCTCTGCTTTTTCAATCTGAGCATGTTTATTCAGCAACTGTCCTTGAGTATCGCTTAAATCCTCAATATCTTTATTAAGCTGCTGAATATCTTCCTCTGCTTTCTGCAATTCAGATTCCGGATCTCCTTTGGATTTGATAAAATCCGTTTTGATTCGGACAGCTTCTTTTTTCGAAGCCAGCTCTTTTCTCTGTTCGGAGAGTTTCTTTTTTGAATCCAGTTCCATAACTCCATAGATTCCAAGCCCGAGCAGATTTCCAAGGATAGCAATACGTTCATCTTTCTTCGCCTGCAAGAATAATCCATACTGGTCCTGCATGATCAATGCGCAGCTGCGAAATGTCATGCTGTCCATACCAAGAAGCTTCTCGATTTCAGCCTGTGTGTCAATGATTCTTTCCTTGGACAGATTCATCCAGTCAGCACTTTCTTCCTGATACTGTGACAAGTTCAGTGTTGGTTTTCCAGATTTTGTTCTGGTGCGGACTACCCGGAATCGTTTCTCTCCGATGTCGAAAATAAATTCTATGGAACCGCTTCTTGCATCCTCTGTACCTCGGATCCACGCCTTACAGTCTCCCTCACGGGTTTCTTCAAACAGACAATCTACAATAGCATCCATGAAAAGGCTGCTCTTTCCTGCACCGTTTACTCCATTGATCGTGCAGAATGAAATGTCTGAAAAATCAAAGTTTTCTTCCTTGTAGTTTCTGTAATTTCTGACAGAAATGGATACCGGCTTAAACACACCGTGAATCTCTGCGGTGGTACTCTGTTTCATGGCTTCTGCTATGATTGGCTCGGCAAGCTCCACGATTTTGTCTGGATTCTTAAATGTCTTTTCCTCCAACCATTTTTTCAGATTCAACCTTGGGTCGCTTTCCTCCGAGAGAAGCCCGCGGTTCGTGATGTCAATAGTGCTTTCTGCTTCAATATCTGCCACATAGAATGCACCAAGCTCATACAGGTTCTTTTGCAGTAGTGGAATGTTGAGCGCCTTTTTCTGTTCAGATGTGCAGGAATACCGCACCCGGACTATCTTATCCGTCACATCTTCTGAAATGCCTGTTCTATGAAGATACATAGCCCCTTCACGGATATAGTCGCCAACTTCATCAGGATCCCAGGTGATAGTGCGGAACTGTCTGTATGGAGTAGTGTATCTATGTCCTTTTACCAGAGTGCCTTTCTCATTAAATTCATGAATCCAGAATCCACGATCCTGTCCTTCATCATTAAAATTCATTGCATTGATCGCTCCGGAATAGAATACATTGTCAAATCCTTCAATGATTTGCGGGCGATGGATATGACCAAGAAGCACCGCCTCATATCTTGCGGCAATTAAAGCTTCTCTTGGAATGACCGGCTCAAAGTTTGCGAAGAAGGAGGTCTGCCCTGATTCCATGTTGCAACCAGGAACCGTATAATGTGCCATGAGAATCGGTGTCTTTTCACACTCTGCTCTCAGTGCAAAAACCATATCTGAAATATATTTCGTCCATGCCAGATTTTCTTCATCTGCAGATAAACCAGGGAATTTTGCTCTGAACTCCTGTTTGTCAAATCCAGGTATGCAAGCAATGTCTGCATATTTCGTTTTGATAACAAACGGTTCCGTCACAACACATACGTTATTGACGTTCAGCAGCATTCTTTTCAGTACTCGGAACTGTCCGCTTCCATCATGGTTCGGTGTTCCTCTCATTACGATCACATAGCCTGCGAAATGCGCCAATGATGTGATGATATTGGTCGCATGAATCATTTCATCCGAATATCGTACCGGACCGATCTGCTCCTGGTGGAAGATATCACCGGAAATGCAAACAATGTCCGGTCGTTCTTTAATAGCTACATCAACCATATACTCAAGACATTTCACTGTATCCTGTGAACGGAGATTCACTCCGTCCACCACAGGACCTTTGAACTGGCCAATATGCCAATCAGCTGTATGTAATATTTTCATCTGCGTCCGCCTCCTCTCTGACATTTAATGCAAAGTGGCTCTCCGAATTTATTGATTGAATATTCATAAACTCTTTCATTTATGACCTCACCGCATCTGGAACACTGGAAGTCCATTGATCGGTCTGGTTCGGGTTCTGATTCTGGATCCGGCTCAGGAACAACGTCCGGCTCCTGCATCGGTGGATAATCATCTTCAGTTTCTGTATCCGAAGCGTACGCCGGATTATCCAGATCGGCAGGATCAAATGTATTGTTCTCCGTATCGAAATCAACTCTTTTGATGCCGATCTGCGGCGTTCCGAACATATTGTTTACAGAATTCATTCCCTGTGTCAGCATTGCCTGTCTGACCTGCGGATCCGAGAAATCCGGTGAAAAGATAACCGTAGGAATAGCAAAATTTCTCTGGAGTTCTGCTCTTGTATATGTCCCCTTTACGCCAAGCAATGCTCTAATGACACGAAGCTTTGCTCCAGTCATTGCTTTTTCAGCCCAGGTCTTTTTCAGAAGTGCCATGTTTACCATAATGGAACGTTCAATATATCGTTCCCGATCCTCTTTGGCAATCACAAATGCCTGGCATTTCTTTCCCCATTTATTCTTTGATTCCACCCACTGGCCTGCATAAATCTCAGCAGCTGCCTTTGCCTGTTTTTCGTCAACAATACCTTTGGCAGCTTTGTCGGAAAACTCAATGCGGTATTTATCTTCCTCGTCCTCGAGGCAGATTACTTTCTGATCTGTTTCGGTTCTGGCTGTTCCATCGGCTTTCCGCATGGCACCCTGTGCCTGCGCCCGGTATGTGACCCGGTCGATACGCTCGCCATATGTTTCCTTTGGATTGAACTGGATTCCGGCCGCCATTGCCATCTTATTCAATAATGGCTTTGACAGGGAGTACACATCTTCCCAGATGTCTTTTCCTCTCTCATCCTGCTTACCTGTCTTAACTGAACCAACCTTGAAAATATCTCCGCTGTTCTCACCCAGATCGACTGGAACCTCTTCTACATGGAATTTGTAGAATGGATTGAGCTGCACGTCCGTTGCTGTAGGAACCAGCAGATTGTAATTTTTGTATGCCGTGATAACTTCCGGCAAGCTTCCTAAAACCTCTTTCATCTACTTGATAACCTCCTATTTTTGTGATAAAATGACGATGACTTTAAAAACAAAGGGTCGATAACCTGTTTTTAAAAGTTCTGACTGGTCTTGGATAGGATCGTGGGTGCCGTCTACACTCCGCTTTCCCCTTATTATCCAAGACCTTTTTAATGTTCATCACCTCCTATAAACCAATTCAGAAACCCAAACAGTGCGATGCCGAATATTCCAACAAAAACTATTTCTGAGCCAATTTCATAGCTTCCTCTTTCAAGATAAAGCTTATTTGAAAGCATATTGTAAAGAATCGTGCTTGCCAGGACTGGAAGTGCATACTTCAAAGCTCTTGCAATAAAAAGGATTCTCTTTCTCACTTTCTCTTTCTTTTTGCGGATGTAGTATTTCTCATATTCTGCCTCATTGAATTCTCGCACCACGGACAGATATACCCTTGTTTTGGAATCTTCTGTGATATACTTATATTCCATGTCTTTGCACATATCTGGCACCTTGCATACATTCATTTCCTTGCCTCCTTGTCAATGAGAATCAATTCCTTTGCGATAACGCTCTGCAATGCCATTCTGTCCATTTCGTGCCAGCTGATCGGCACCGAGCTGTTATCCATTGCATTCAGGATCCGCTCTGCGGCCTGATGATATTTTTCAAGATCTTTTGGTGTTAACATCTTTCCCTCCTATACCGCCAGGCGAAGCTGGCCATTCCTTTCTTCTTTCACCATCTTTTCAACAAATGCAGTTGCTTTTTCTTTTCTTTCCATTTCGATCAGGTGTTCTTCGTGGCAACTGCACTGTTCTCCCGGATCCAGATACGCTCCGCAATCCGGGCAGATTCTATAAAAAGCCATCGTATCCACTCCTTTCATTCAATCATGTATAATTTGTTAAATGCCTTTTTGGGGATTTTCCCTGACGGATACCCCTTGGCAAGCTGTCCATCGGCTATCAGGTCCGACCTAAGGGAGCGTATCATGCGATATGCCGTATCCCTGCTCACACCCATCATTTCTCTGACCTCAGCGGCTGTATAGTAAGAACGTTCCGCAGATGTAAGCTTTTTGATTACACCGTTTGCATTTTCCATACCAAGCACCTCATTCCAGATTTCTCTCAACCCAATTTTTCAGATTCTGCGTGATCTCATTTACTTCGTCCAATGTCTGAATGATTTTTTTCAGTTCCGGTTTTTCCTCTTCTGAGATAATTCCGTCTGCCGTAATATCAAGAAGTGATTCCTTTGCCTCGTTTATCTTCTTTAAAGAAGAAAGCATTCTCAGGCTGATTCTATCCAGTCCTGCATTCTCTATCTTCGGCATGTTCTTTCCAAGCGGGCACATCTCCCGGCAATAATTTCCTTTCAATTCCGGTGCCTTATAGCAGTCAGCCATCAGAAGAACTTCCTCTTGATATGGTATCGTGCTCCCAAGTTCGATTCTGGCTAGCCTTGTACGATCAATTCCTATTTCTTCCGCAGCACCTTCTCTGCTGCTCAGACGCTCATTTGACTTTGCCGCCTCATATCGTGCCTGGCAAAACATATTAGCCGCTGCTTTCGTAGCAAATTTCGACATTTTTCTCTCCTTCTATAAGCTGTATAATCAAGTTATGGTAATTAAATTGTGTACTCTGTATCGATATCCAGAGCCTTGCTGATTTTTTCAGCAAGTGCAGGTGCATACATTCTTCCATTTATGGTGGTTGTCACGTAGTTCCTGCACATCCCAACTTCACCGCACAATTCCGTGACAGACATATCTCTGTCGATTAAGGTTTTCTTTACTTCTTTGCACCATGGCGACAGTTTTCGCTTCAAAATATCACCTCCGTTTTCAACAAATGTTTATTACATTTGTTGTTTACATTTGTTTGCGATTGCATTAAAATAATCAGAAAGGAGTTATCATGGATAATTGGATTGATAATCTCAGAAGAATTGGGCTTAAACGTTATGGTGACGAAAACCGCCGGATTCTTTCTGAATTATTAAGAAACGGTATTCCTGCCGGAAACACTGTTATGTCGGAAGCATCTGCTGAGGCTCTTATCATTGCTGTGGCGGCCATGATTGAAGAAAACAACAAAGCATTGCTCTCCGATTTATCATCGATGTAACTCTCTCTTTTTTTGTTTTGCATTAAACATTTGTTTATTACATTTTTAATATTAATCCCAATTTGTGAATTTGTCAACCGTATTTTTCACATTTTGGGATTTTGGAGGATTGTATGATCACTCAGCGTATTTTATCGTTGCTTGAAGAAAAGTCTTTGACAGCCACTGATTTATGTCGGGCTATTGGGATAAACACAAGCACTATGACCAATTGGAAAAATCGAGGGACTGATCCGCCTGCAAAAATGATAATCCCAATTTGTGAATTTTTAGGTGTGTCAAGCGATTATTTGCTTACGGGCAAAGAAAGAAGCTCAAAGCAAGATGTTCTCTCTGAGGATTCCGAATGGTTAGCATTGATTCACCAACTTCCGCATGATGCGCAGTTGGAATTTCGAGGTGAATTGAAGGGGTACATAAAATGTTTAAAACGACAGGAAGAAGATACTGCCGAGCCTCTTAAGAAAGCAAAATAATAAGCTTCGAGTGGTACCGAAGCAAAAGAGGGGAATGACTATGAAAAAGAAAATGATTGCACTTACCTGCTCATTGATTTTTGCCAATACTATCCCTGTATTCGCAGCATCCGATTATGGCATTAATATCGATCAAAAATACGTTTCTGGAGATGCTTCCCAATTATCCGATGCAATTTCCGAGTCGTTGAATGATATGGGTGTTAAAAAGGTTTCCTCTTACGATTTAGAGAAAAAAGAAGATTCTCAAACAGTTGCACAAGTAATTTTATCAGCAGATGGCGTAGCCATGGAGGCGGTCTGCTACTATACAAAAGACAATACTTGGAGTTGCTCTTCTATAACGAATATCCACAGTAGTAGTGATGATCTGATTTATTATTGGGTCAATCCGGTTTCCGCTGATGCAACCGCGTTTGAAATTAAAGACTACAAAACAGGGGAATATAAGCCAGAAGGAGCTGCCAAAGAACTGCTTTCACAATATGAGAATCAGGAAAAATGGTTTTCACTGGAAGATTTTAAATTATACGATAAAAATGACGCTCCTATTGAGATACCTGATTCAGAAGATCATATAATGGCCTCTGCTTATCCTGATAGCAAAACATTTCGTGGCATAAAAATTGGTGATACAATTTCGAATTTATTTTCAGCGTATGATTCCAAATATTTTTCAGTACAGGTAGGCTATGATGACACCACCGCTACCGACGCTCAAAAGAAACTGGTTGAGATGTACAATGCCCAGATTGAAGCTGCTGATCCAGAGGATATCGAAAGTACTATTTCTTCTATTGACAGTAGCGCAGTATCCGTAGTCGTACTATTTGAAGGTGCTGAATTTTGCGGAAAAATAATTCCAAAGCCAGAACCGAATTCAGGCAAGTCGGTTTCATATAAGGTATCAGAAGATATAGGTTTCATAATTGATAACGATAAGATTTCTGATATTGGAATCCAACGCGGTGGCAGATATTAATAAGAGGAATAGTTTTTATGACAATTGGTGAACGAATAAAAGAATTGCGGGCTGAGGCTAATCTGCGTCAGTCCGAACTTGGAAAAGCAATAGGTTTTTCTGGCCAAGTAGTATCGAATGTCGAAAGAGGTTACTCTTTCCCGTCAACAGAATTTGTTAATCGCAGCGCTGCATGCTTCGGTGTGCCAGCAGATTACATTCTTGGCCGGACTACTTCAAGATATGCTGTTGCGGATCCGAAAGAAGTTTCCGCAGTGCAAGCAAGAACAAAAGCCCGTTTGGCTCAGTTGCAGATGAGTCTTCCGGACCTGATCAAAAAATCAACGCTGACAGAGGAAACCTGCTGTGACATTCTGGCCGGAAAGACTGTTCCTGGAATAGATGCCACTGCAAGCCTGTCAAAAGCCCTCGACACCTCTATGGATTACCTTGTGGGTAATTCTGAATACAGCTGTGCCATTGCTTCAGAAGACGAACAGGATATCATCCTGCGGTACCGTCAGTTATCCAAGAAGGGAAAACGTATCTTTTTGGGAATGATGGAGAAGATGGAAGAAGAAAAAACAGAATAGTATATTTAACTGGGGAACCGTTGGGGTGTTATGTCAGCCGCCGGACACTTTGGTGAAAGGAGGCTGGTGCTGATGGTTACATATGGTGATTTATTTACTTTTGTAATTATGCTTTGTGCAGTTGTAACTCTTGTTATCAATTTAATGCATAAAAAATAGCGCCCCTGCTCTGGTAAAGTAAGGCGCTATTTTTTAGTTACTACTCTATCCGGCGGTCAGGTGTGCACTGACCAACGGTTCTCTTGTTAAGTACATTATATCTATATTCAACATTTTTGTCAAACATTTGTTGATTACATTTGTTTAGTAATGGAGGATTCAGATGCCGGCTTATAAGTATTTTACCAAAGATGGAAAGACAAAATGGTACGCCAACTTCTACTATGATGATTGGCTTGGCAAGCGTCAGCACAAATGCAAAAGGGGGTTTTCTACCAAAAAAGAGGCTATAGAATGGGAACGTGACTTTCTGGCGCAGGGAGCCAAGGATCCAGATATCCTGTTTTCTGCTCTGATCAAGAATTATATGTCAGACTGCAGCTCCCGGCTGAAACTGACCACTTTGGAAAACAAGCAGTATCTAATAGACATGAAACTGCTGCCATTCTTTAAAGATATGAAGATCGGTGACATTACTCCGATTGTGATCCATCGGTGGCAAGATGCCATGATTAATTACAGGGACGATAAGGGAAATCCTTATTCTCAGACGTATCTGAAGACCATCAATAACCAGATGTCTGCTATCATGAATTATGCTGTCAAATACTATAAGCTCCGGAGCAATCCATGCCTTGCAGCTGGTGCGATCGGGAAAAGCAGTGCAGATGAAATGAACATCTGGACCAGAGAGCAATTTGACTACTTCCTTACCTTTGAAAAGAAAAGTGCGTACCGGATGGCGTTCAGCCTCATGTTCTATGGAGGACTCCGATCTGCAGAAGTTCTGGCTATTACTCCGGCGGATATCCTGCCGGACTGCTCCATATCAATTAACAAGAACTTTGTGGTTATAAAAGGCGAGCAATACTTCCAGACACCCAAAACCGAAAAGAGCAAACGTGTCGTGAACATTCCGCAGTCTCTATATAAAGAGCTTCAGGATTATGTTGCCAGCATGGCTATAGAACCAGATGAGCGTATCTTCTATTTTCAGAAATCCGGTATGCGGTCAGAATTTAAACGTGCAACTGCCAGATCTGGTCTTCCGGAGATCAGGATCCATGATCTTCGCCATTCCCACGCAAGTATGCTGATTGACATGAAGTTTTCTATCAAAGAGATTTCGGACCGGCTTGGACATGAATCACCGGAAACAACCTGGAAAGTTTATGCTCATTTGTATCCAGGAAAAGACAGGAAGCTTGCTGACGCTCTCAATGAAGTAAGAGCCACAAATGATAATGCAGAAGATAAAAACGTATGA